AATTCATCGCAAGCAAGATGAACATAAACCAAGAACTGCTTACCACACCGGAAGAGCAGCAAATGATGATGGAACAGATGCAGCAAGCAATGATGGCAGAACAAGGCCCACCCGCTGCAACTGATGGTGGGGCCACAATGGAGGCAATGCAATGAGTTCACCCGAAGGCTGGGAGGGATTAACCCAAGCCGTCAGTGAAGCGCCAAGAGCCGACGATATAGACATCCTATATGGTAAGGTTTTCAAGAGTTCTGAGGGGCAGAAGGTTCTAAGCCATTTGCGCAGCGTTACGATTGAGCAACCGACTTGGCACCCTGGAGAAGATGCGAGCTTTGGTTATGCTAGGACAGGAATGGCAGAGATTGTTCGTATGATTGAAAAAAGAATAGGAAGGTCAAACAATGGCTGAAGAAGCGGCAGCAGTAGAAGCGGATGCAGATGCACCGATGATTAACGTATCGGAACCGGAGGCTCCCCAAGAGGATGCACCTATTCCGGTTCACGAACAACCGCAGGAGGAAATGCAGTCATCTGATGATGACGATGGGCCACTAGAGCGCCCTGAGTATTACCCTGCAAAGTTTTGGGATGAGGATGGCCCTGATGTTGAAAAGCTGGCGAAAAGTTACGCGGAGCTGGAAAAGAAGTTTAAGTCGGGCAAACATAAAGCACCGGAGCAGTATGATATATCTTCATTGGCGGATCAGGGTTTGGACTCTGACGATCCGACTGTCGCCGTATATCAGGACTGGGCTAAGGAAAACGGGATTAGCCAGGATGCTTTCGAGGATCTTGCCGGTCGCGTCTTATCTATGGCGAAGGATGAGCAAGAGAGTGTCCAGTACGATCAACGCGCTGAGATGGAGAAGTTAGGCTCTAACGCCTCTGAGAAGATCCAAATGACTGAGCGCATCTTGCAGAAGGCACCTCTCAACAACTCTGAGCGTGAAGCTATAGCATATTCTCTGAACAATGCTGACTCGATCAATGCGTTCTTAAAATATCATCAGGCCATTACGAATGAGAACATTCCGATCAAGCCTGTAGTCGAGCAGCAAGACTTCACTAGGGAGGATCTTGAGTCGGCAATCGCAGATCCTCGCTGGAAAACTGATGCCGCTTGGCGCACAAAAATGGAACGTCAATGGTTCCAATCACAGCAAAGAGCCTAAACTCTTGCAATAAGTATCGCTTGCGTGTATTTTGGTCTTGACGGCTAACCGCGCACCGGCCCGTTAGATGTAGTATTCTACTGGCTGGCGCGGCCATAACGCGCAAGCGACCGCCCGAACCTCGGATAACGGAAGCGTTTTGTTGAAACCCACTAGGAGGTATCTGCAATGGCGCAGAACGTCACTACGGCGTTTGTTGATCTTTTCGACTCTGAGGTCAAACAAGCGTATCAAGCCGAATCGCTGCTTCGCGGCACGATGAGGACACGCAGCGGAGTAGCTGGAAACACTGTAAAGTTCCCCACAATCGGGAAAGGTGTTGCTACACTTCGCGTTCCACAAACTGATGTCACACCACTGAACGTGACCTATGGTCAGGTAACTGCAACGATGGAAGATTACATCGCGGCAGAATATTCAGACATCTTCCAGCAATCGCACATTAACTTCGATGAGCGCTCTGAGCTGGTTCAAGTCGTATCTAAGTCTATCGCTCGCCGCATGGACCAGATCATGATTGATGCTTTGAATGCTGCTACCGGCACATCTTCTGTTGCTACAACAGTTGGCCCAGGTGGTAACACTGACATGAACATCGAGAAGCTACGCGCAACAGCAAAAGCTCTTAACGAGAAGAACGTACCATCTGAAGGTCGTTACTTGTTGATGCACGCAACACAGCTCGATTCATTGCTCGGTGAACAAGAGATCACAAGCCAAGACTTTGCTGCGGTAAAAGCTCTTGTGCAAGGTGAGATCAACACGTTCATGGGCTTTAACATTTTGACAATGGGTGATCGTGACGAAGGTGGTATTCCTAAGCCTTCAACTCGTACCTGTTTTGCTTGGCACAAAGATTCAATGGGCTACGCTGAGTCAATGGCGCAAAAAACTGAAGTAAACTATGTCCCTGAAAAGACATCGTTCTTGGTTAGCTCCATGTTCTCCGCCGGTTCTGTTGCAATCGACGGCGAAGGCATTGTCAAAATCGCTTGTACTGAAGCATAAGGAGAGTAGACAATGGCATTCGCATCTGCAAACTGGTCAACCGTTGCTGCATCAAAGAGCGGCAGCTCTCCAGCAATGTATAGCTATTCTTCTTCTGTTGATAACCAGGCGGCTATTGCCGGTTCTGGTTACTTCGACACAGTAGAAGGGCTAATCACTACTGGTGATATGATCTACACATATGGAAGCGATGGGGGCCAGATCCTCATTGCAACCAACACTGCTGGCGTTATCACAACGGCAGTTCTAGTATAAGGTTGGGGGGCTTCGGCCCCCCTTCCCCACTAACAGGAGGGCAATATGGCCGCTGGTGATACCTCACTTTCAATCTGCTCGGATGCTCTTATCCTGTTGGGCGCAGCGCCCATTTCTTCGTTTACAGAGGGATCTGATGCAGCACAGGCTTGCGACAGACTATATCCAGATGTACGCGATACACTCTTATCAAACTATCTTTGGAGCTGGAGCGTAAAGAAAGAGCAGCTTGGTCGCTTATCTTTCACGCCGGTAGATGAATGGAAGTATGCTTATCAGCTTCCTGGCGATATGCTCTCAGGCGTTATAGCGCTATTCCAAAGCTCAGGTCTTGGCCAGCTTCCAATCCGGTATGGGTGGGAGATCTATGGCGATCAGATCTACACCAACTTTGAGCAAGTCTTTATTGATTACCAAGGCTCGGTAGCAGAAAGCAAAATGCCTAATTACTTTGTGCGCTTGCTTCGTACTGCACTGGCCTCTGAGCTTGCCTTTGTGATTACCGATCAAATATCCAAGGCAGATTATTTCCGCGCTCTAACATACGGAACACCGGCTGATAGTGGCCGTGGTGGTCTGATGCGCGAAGCAATGAATGTTGATAGTCGTGGCAAGCCGCCGCAAGTCATCGAGGATTATTCACTTATTGATGTGAGATACTAAAATGCGGATCATCCAGTTCCAAACCAATTTCTCGGTTGGCGAGCTTGATCCGCTTATTCGCGCTCGCACTGATCTACAGCAATATCAGAATGCTTTGGAAGAAGCGACGAATGTAGTCGTTCAACCTCAAGGTGGCTTTAGACGCCGTGATGGACTAGAGTTTGTTTATAACTTTGGATCTACGTTCACAGACTTTAAGGTTATTCCTTTTGAGTACAGCGTAACCGATAGCTACTTTTTGGTTCTCGTTAATCAGCGCATCTATGTATTTAAGTCTGGTGTGCTGCAAACAAACATAAACGGCTCTGGCAATGATTATATCACTGCGACAGATATAACGACTGCCATGCTCGATGAGATCAATTACACGCAAGCGGTTGATACGCTCATTCTCTGCCATGAAGATCTGCAAACCAAACGCCTGGTGAGAAACAGCGATACATCTTGGACGCTGGAGAACTTGCCGTTAATCAATCTGCCGCAATATCCTTATGCGTTTGATACTCACCAGCCAAACTTTACGATTACGCCCAGCGCATCGACAGGCAATATTACGATTACCGCATCTGCCGTAACGACTGACAACGGCACGGCACAGGCGGGTGGCGCAGATACAATTACGCTCAAAGCGGCAACATCATATACCGTCGATGATGAGCCTAATGGAATGTTCATAACCTTAACATCTGGCACTGGTTCTGGCCAAACGCGCCATGTTGAGGACTATGTTGCTTCCACAAAGGTTCTTACGGTTTATCCCGCATGGGATACGGCTCCAGATGCTACAACCCATTACAAAGTAGAGGCATTTGCCCCTGCTGCTGTTGGTGAATATGCTCAGGTTCTCAGCACCTTTGGTCGCGCTCGATATGTAGAGTTTGTTTCTGCTACAGAAATGAAGGCTGTTGTTGAGGTCAACTTCTTTGACACCAGTGATATTACTGCCGGTAATTGGGAAAGCGAGCATGGCTATGAGGATGTATGGTCAAACACTCGCGGGTGGCCAAAGTCTGCTGCATTTCATGAGGGCCGGTTATACTTCGGTGGATCTAAGTCGCGGCCCAATACCGTATGGGGTTCTGGCGTTATAAACTACTTTGACTTTAATCCTGGCACTGGCCTCGATGATGAGGCGGTAGAGGCAACGATCAACACTAATCAGCTTAACACGATTGTTAATCTGTTCTCAGGAAATGACTTCCGCATCTTTACAACCGGCGGTGAGTTCGTTGTTCTCCAGACTGGTGATAATCCTATTACACCGGCATCGTTCTTTGTGCGGCCACAAACGCGGCTGGGTGCAAAGGCTGGCATTCCGATTGAAGATCTTAACGGTGCGTCTGTGTTTATTCAGCGCCAGGGTAAGTCTATCAATGCGTTTCAGTTTGGTGATACGACTGCATCATACCAGATCCAGAACATCTCTGCTCTCAGCTCCCACTTGCTAAAAGATCCAACTGATATGGCTGCGCGTCGAGCGGCGTCAACAGATGAGTCAGATCGTTTGTTTGTGGTAAATGCCACAGATGGATCGATGGCGGTGTACTCTATTCTGGTTGGTCAGAACGTGATTGCGCCTAGTCGGTTTACAACTGACGGTGAGTTTATTGCGGTTGGCGTTGAGATCGCTGACGTTTATGTGATCGTAAAGCGTACTATCAATGGCACTGCGAACTACATGCTGGAGAAGTTCAGTACAGATTTAACGCTGGATAGCGCTAAGAGCGGCGGTGCTGCTGCCTCAGTAAACATGAACCAGCTAGAGGGCGAGACTGTATCAATCATTCGTGATGGGGTTGTGGAGCCTACTCAGGTTGTGCCAGCATCGCCTTACACGATTACCTTCGCATCACCAGCAACAACCAGCTATCAGGTGGGCTTAGACTACACTGTAACGGCTCGGACAATGCCAGCGGAGCCGGTGCTATCTTCTGGCTCGGTGCAAGGATTTAAGAAGCGGATCATACAAGTTGATGCTATTATCAATGATACGCAAGATATGACTATCAATGGCAAGCAAGTTTCCTTTAGGAACTTTGGCGAGGATGTGCTCGATACAGCGGTGCAACCGTTTACCGGCACTAAGACTGCTCACGGCTTGCTGGGATATACTGGCACTGGACAAATAACGATAAGCCAATCTGTGCCATTGGCCATGACCGTTCTGGGTCTTGAATATCGTTTAAGTGTGGGGAATTGATATGGCTGTTTTAGCTCCATTAGCAACAGCAGCAACAGGATTAGCGGCCAGCGGTGGCTTTCAGCTTGCCTCTGCTGCGGTTTCTGGTCTTGGCCAAATGGCAGCGGGTGCTGCCCAGCGCAGACAATATGAGGCGCAAGCAAGACAGGCAGAGCTTCGCGGCAGATCTGAAGCCATTGCATATAAGCAAAAGGGTGCCGATGCTCTACGCAATCTAAACGAAACGCTTGCTGCAATTATCTCTCGCGGCGCTGCAGGTGGCATTGATCCCACATCTGGATCTGCCGCAACGTTGCAAGGCTTCGCAATGGGTGAGGGCGTAAGAGAGTTTAATGTTGCTGCTGACAATGCGGTTATGGCTCTCGGCCAAGCAAGCACACAGGCTGGCATTTACAAGCAAGCGGGTCAAGCTGCACAGTTAAGCTCTTTCGTTGACGCTGCCGGTACACTCGGACAGGGTGCATACAGATACGGACAATTAGCATAGGTTAAGACATGGCTATCCTTCCCAGATATCAGCGCATTGGTTTACAAACCAGACAGCCACAACAGATGGACTTTGCGGCTACGCGTGAGCAGGCAAGGCTCGGCCAGACTATTTCTCAGCAAGTAGATCGTATGTCAGACTTTGCCTTCAAACAGGCCGCTCAAGCAGCGGAGCTTCGTGGGCAAGAGCGTGTGCGCGAAGAAGGTGCTTTGCCTACTCTGGAGGCTCTGCGTGAGGCCGGTGGTCCTACTACAATAGCAGAACGTGCTGCATCTGATGCTGCTAATCGAATTGCTGTTGTTGAGATCGAGAGCTTAGCAAAGCAGGACATGCAGAACCTTGTTCGTGATGCTGATAAAAACAATATGTCTATGCCTGCATTCCAAGCATCTATGGCAGATATTCAAGATGGATATGCGGCTTCTCTGCAAGCGGTTGATCCGGTTGCTGCCGGTGTGCTGTCTGCTCGTCTAGGTGATAGCGCAATGACCTATCAAGGTCGCTATTCCGATATCTCATTTAGAAAAGCTGAAGCTGCTGCAAAAGAGCGCGTAACTCAGATCGTTTCTATTGGCTCTCAGGAAATACTTGATAGCGCAACACAACCAGGCGCAACGAGAGAAAGCATCGAGGCTGCTGGATCTAAGCTCTTAGCGGATCAGTTGGAGCTTGGCGTAAAAGAAGAAAATGCTCGTAAGGTTGTTGACGCAACGCTCAAGCAAGCTGTTAGGCAAAACCGCTTATATCTGTATGACAATGCCGATAGCATTGGCGCAAAGCAGCTATTGCTAGAGGAATATGAAAAGAACCCTCTGCCTGGTTATACCTATGAGCAGAACAGATCCTTTATGATCTCGCTCGATAACAATCTGAAGTCTGAAGTTAATCGGGCGCAACAGCAATCTCTCGGTGAATTAAATAATGCTATAACCGTCCTTGGGGTTACTGGCGAAGCGCCAGAGGGCTATGAAATTAACGAGGGTGCGATTGATGACATCTTCCCACCAGAGCAAGCTGCCGCTTACAAAGAGGCATGGGCTGATGCAAATGAGGATGTTCTTAATCGTGGCGCTCTATCAAATATGTCACCGGATCGAGCGGCATCTATAGCAGATGAGTTATTCGATGAGATCAGCACATCTCCCGATCCCGCTAAGGCTGTCAAAAGGCATGCTGATTGGGTTGAGGCCGTTGCCAATAGAAACGATGCACTTGCAAAAGATTCTGGGCTTTTTGTAGCTCAAACAAATAAATCTGCTGCTGGAATGATTGAGGACATTCAAGGCATGATAGCCGATGGAAACATTGGCCTCGCAGCAGAGGGAATTTTAATTCTTAATGATATAACTCAAACTCAATTTGATAATTTGGGAACTCCTCAAAATCAACGAAACGTTATGCCAAAAGCCTTTGCCTCTCAAATGGTGAATATCATTCAAGGCATTGAGACTGATGTTGCGCCAGGTGTGTTTACCCAAATCACATCTAATCTTGGAGATGTTGCGCCTAAATTTATTGAAGAGTTAAGGGCGCAAGGGCTGCGTCCAGAATATGTGCAAGCGTTATATACTACGGATATAGCAATTCAGAAGGAGCTTCTGGATATATCTGGTCGAGATATGAAGGAAATAAAGGTAGGCCTTGAAACAACTGATGTAACCGACACCAGAAAAGGAATTACTATGCTGCTTGCGGATTACCGTGAGGGCTTCCTTGCTGGCGGTGGCGCACAGGCTGAAGAGATATTTAACGAGCAATATATGGTTATAGAGAAGATGGCTCTTACCAGAGTTAAAGAAGGCTTCGATCCCGCTACTGCTGCTGAGACTGCTGTAGCTGACATCATAGCAGAGTTTGACCAAGTGGTTCTTAATAGACAGGGTAAGTATGTAATTCCAAAACAATTTGATGCTCAGGTCATAGAGTCAAATGCGTCTATGTTTCTTAATGAAGATATATTAAGAACGCTCAACATAGAGCCATTGGATTCCGCACAATATCCTGGCTTCGTTGATGAGGCAGTTTCTCTCGCCTCTATAGCCTCAACCGGAATGTGGCTGAACAATGGTAGAGGCGATGGATTGGTGTTGCACTATACGGTGAATGGCACAGAGCTTCCTGTTCTCACTAAAGACGGATCTGAATATGAAGTTAAGTTCTCAGAGATGTCTCGAATATTAAATGAGATATATGCTCGAACTCCAGAGAGCGCTGAGGCGATGGGATATTTAAAAGAAAGTCAAAAAATAGTTAAGGAGCAAACGGGCGCTGGCAAGCCTTTGAAGATAGAAATTGATGAGGCGGCTGGGTTTGAAGCTGAAGCAGAGGCATTTGCTACCGGAGCTAAGACAACAGAATGAGAGCTAGACCGCTCATAACAGAGAATAGGGTTCTCCGCTTAACTGCTGGAGATGATATTCGTGTTTCTCTGGGTCGTGCTGTTACTGAAATGGCCGGCACGCCAATGACTGGCACGTTGATTTCTCGTGCGTTTCAGCAAGGTCAAGCGGCAACAACAGCGCTTACTGACGATCAGCGTGAGCAGTTTGCACAAGCAGAGCGTGATCGTCGCAATCTGCAAGCTGCTATTGAGTATGATCTGGACACAACGACAGATCCAGTCCAACGCGAAGAGCTGCTTTCTAAGCTCGATGGTCTGTATCAAGAAAGCCAAGGCCAGAAAGATGCGCTGTTTCAGCAAAGCATCGAGGAGGGTCGGCTATCAACGCCAGAGGATCTTACTGAGCAATACGGTGATCTTCTGACATTTGATGAGCCTATGACGCAAGAAGAGGCCCGTCTGCTTTATGAAGGCAAGCGAGAAGAGGTTATGCGTAATGCTATCATCTCTCGCAGTCCAACAGGGTTCTTGCCTGGCGTTGCCAAGTTTGGTGGCGGTATGTTGGCAATGGCAACAGATCCGGTTGAAGTTGCCACAATGTTTATTCCTTTCGTTGGTCAAGCTGGCAGAGCCTCATCCATAGCAAGGTTTGGCCGTGTGGGCGGCAGAGCAAGGGTCGGAGCCATAGAGGGCACTGCCGGTGCTTTGCTCACTGAGCCGCTATATTATGGCCTCTCAAGAGATCAGCAACTTGACTACACAATGGGCGAGGCGTTGCTAAATGTAGGCGCTGGGCTGTTTCTCGGTGGTGCTATCGGCACTGTGGGTGGGATGCTCACCCGTGCTGATGTAGATGCTGAGGCTGTGGTCAGAGCCTCTGAGCCAGAAGTTCCTGTTCGTACTGATACTGTGCCTATTGAGCTTCCCCCGCGTATGACTGAAGCCGAAGCAATGGCCAAGGCTGATCGTGTCGTAAAGCAAACTCGTGAGATGTACGGCGTTACCGGCGGTCGCGTTACATACGAAACTGCGGTTCGCCAGCTCGTAACGGATCAAAGTGTAAATGTTGCAATGGTTTTGCCTAAAGCTGTTAAAAGGCCGCAAACCCTAAGCGACTTCATTCGCGCTCGTGGTGGTATAAACGACCAAGATCCAGTGTTTAGGGGTGAATTTAAAAATATTGGCTATGGCGCTAGGGCTGGTCACTTCAATAGCTCGGGCAACATGGTCAATGGCATCAGCAACTCAAAGACCGATACTAATGCTGACAATATGGCTGAGATGGCATTCGAGGCTGGGTTTCTGCCAGAAAGAAATGCAGATGCCTTAATACAAGCGGTTCAAGAGGAAAGCAGAGGAAACTTTGTGTTTGCTCGTGAAGACATGGATAGGGCGGAAGCCTGGCGCGCATACCATAAAAGCAAGGATGATCGTGAGAGAGAGCTTTCTCATCGGTCGGATATACGCGCAGAGCTTGAGGCTCAAGGTGCTCGTGATATTACCGACGAAGAGATTGCGCTTATTTCGCAAGAAATGGCTCAGAACGATATAGATGTAATGCCAGCATTTGAAAGCGTGACCGGTCGAGTGATGGATACGCAAGCAGAAATGGCTGCTCGTCATGGTCTTGATATTCAGAACGATCCTCTTGCTGACTTTGATGCTGCTGCACGTTTTGATCGCATTGGTGATGACATTGAACTTGATGAGCCAATCGCGCAAGAAGAGGCAATCATTGCTCAGATGCGTGAAGATGGTGAACTTACACCGGATCAGATCAAGCAGCTCGATGAGATAGAACAGATAGATGCTCAGGCCCAAGCGTATGTTGAGGTCACTGAAGCCGTAACCGTTTGCGTGGCGAGGTCATAATGGCAGATTGTTTAAAGATTGCTGATGAAGCCAACAAAGGCCGGTTGAGCGATGATGAGCTTGATGAGATCCTGACAGAGCTAAACGCTGAGAAGAAGGCTCGGCAAGCTGCTGGTGCTTTGGATCAGATCGAGTCTGCTATCTTCGAGCGTGGATTGCTGATTGCAAAAGAGGCAGAGATTGCCAAGAAGATCGAAAAGCGCAATCGGTACATGAATATTCTCAAAGAGCAAAAGCTGATGGCTCTAGCAGAACGCGCTGATGAAATGACCGGCGATCCATCTCTCGGCTTAGAGGCTGCTCTTGTTGGTGTGAATGCGCCGTTTGAGGGGGCTACTCGATCCGTTGATTCAATAACTGGTGCGCTTGTAAATTCATACGCCGGCGGCATGATTGCAGATCTAAAAAAAGCTGGCCTGCTTACAAAGTTCAATAACATGAAGGGCGACTTCGAGCGTCAGGTTGCCAATGTTCTTGGCGATCTTAACCTTAAAACGCCGGTTGGTGTTGCTGAGGCATCTGCTGATGCTAAGGCAATGGGCAAGATATTGTTCAAATATCAACGCGCCGCTCTTCAGAGAGAGAACCAAGCTGGATCTTACATAATGCTGAAGGAGGGTCGTGTTGTTCGAGCGAGCCACGATCAGCGCCGAATGGTTAAGGTCGGGCCAGATGAGTGGAAGAACTACATTCGCAGCAAGCTTGACTTTGAAAAGATGGACATTGCCCCTGAGCGGATTGATGGCTTTCTTGATAGCGCATATGATGCAATTACCACAGGTGAGCGCAAAGAAGGTGATCGCACTGAAATAAGTCGTGCATTTAAAGGACCAGGCAATCTTGCAAAGAGGGAGAGTGCTGCCGGTGTCTTTACCTTCAAGAGCGCAAATGACTGGTACGATTACGATCAAAAGTTTGGTAAGGCTTCTCTGCGCGAGTCATTCATGCAAGATATTCAGTCTGCTTCTCGTGCTACCGCTCTTATGGAAGTTCTCGGCACTAACCCTGAGGCAATGGTTGAGCGCGTACAAAAACGTCTTATAGATAAGTATCGCAGCACACCAGGCGGTGCAAAAAAAGTAAAAAGATTAAAACGTGAGGCCGCTGCAATAACCTTCAAGGGTGCGCTTGCTGAGGTCACTGGCGATGTAAACATTGGCTCACACACTCCGCTTGCACGTTATATGCACTTTTATCGCTCTATTCAAACTATGGCAAAGCTGGGTGGCGCATGGATCTCTGCTCTATCTGATGTGGCATTCATTGCATCTAATCGGATTTATCAGGGCCGCTCATTGCTCGATGCTTGGGGTGATGGATTTACTGCGGTGTTCAGGGGCATGAACAAAGGCGAGATGCGTGACTTTGCGGATCGGCTTGGTGTTGGCATAGAAGGGCAGCTTGGTGACTTTATGAGCCGGTTCAACGCGGCTGATGATGTGCCTGGTCAAACCGCTAAGATGATGTCGCTGTTCTTCAAGCTCAATCTTCTCCAGCCTTGGACTGAAAGCAACAAGCGTGGCGTGACGCTAATGATTGCCAATGATCTTGGCCGTGAAGCAAGCAAGAGCTATGCGAAGCTACCAGATGATCTAAGACGTATTCTCGGCACATATGGCATCGATCAGAAAGGCTGGGAAGCTGCTCGCAAGGGTGCAAAGAAAGGGCCAGATGGCCGCATGTATCTTGTGCCTGGTGAAATACCAGACTTAAAAATGCGTGAGAATATGTTTGCACTTTTAATTTCTGAGGCAGATAACTCTGTGCCTTCGCCTGGTGCTAGGGAGCGAGCAATTATTCGGCGTGGCTATCGTCCTGACACAGCCGCCGGTCAAGGTATTCGCTTCCTTACTCAATTCAAGTCATTCGGCGTCACAGCTCTTACTAAGAGCGTAGGGCGTCATATGTATGGCTATGGCGCTAAGTCTATGCGTGAGCAATTGCAGCGCGGCGTTGGCGCTAATATGGGCATCGTCAACAGCATTGTTGGCACAACTGTTCTTGGCTATTACGTCATGCAGCTCAAAGAGGTTGCCAAGGGCCGTGAGATGCGCCCACCATCTCCAGAAACATTTCTTGCCGCTGCCCTTCAAGGTGGTGGGCTTGGGATCTATGGTGATTTTCTGTTTGGTGAGGTCAATAGATATGGCGGCGGCACACTAGAAACACTTGCTGGGCCAGGTGTTGGCACTGCCGCTGAAGTCATTGATCTTCTGCAAAGAGCTAAGGGGGTTGTGGCTGGCGGTGATGAGGATCTTCGGGGTGATGTTGTTCGCTTAATCAAGGGAAATACACCATTTGCTAATTTGTTTTATACAAAGGAAGCCTTGAACTATCTAGTGTGGTATCAGCTGCAAGAAACTATTAACCCTGGTTATCTTCGTCGCATGGAGCGCCGCATAGAACGAGAAAACAATACAACTTACTGGATGCCACCAACCAGTATCATTCAAACAGGAGGCGGTTTCCGATAAGGAATTATTGGATCATCTGCAAAAATCTGCTATAGAGTAAGCAAAGGAACGGGAAAACATCATGTCCGATATCGCAATTAACCCTGTTACGCGCAGAGTTCAGTTCACAGGCAATACTGGAACCGGCCCGTATGCCTTTACATTCAATGTTTTGCAGTCAAGTGATATCGTTGTTTATAAGAACAACGTGCTGCTGACAGAAACAACTGATTACACTGTATCGATTGCAACGAATGGTACGGGCAACATCACGATGGTTGTTGCTCTGGTTCTTACGGATATTCTGACAATCATCGGTGGCCGTGAGCTATCACGCACAACTGACTTTGTGACTGCCGGCGACTTGCTGGCTTCTTCGCTGAATGAACAGCTCGATAGCAACGTTATCATGTCTCAGCAGCTTGATGAGCGCTTTGGCCGTACTCTCGCTGTACCACCTGGCGATGAAGATAAAACTCTGGATCTTCCTCTTGCGGCTGATCGAGCTGATAAAATCATCTTGTTTGATGAGAGCGGAAACGTAACAGCAGCAGCACCGTCTGATTTCTTTGGCAATGCGGTTCTTGGCGGTAACTTTATCGTAAACACAGCAACGGGGGATGGCTCTCAGACTGCGTTTGGTTTGACTGTTGCGCCTGGCATTAAGACAAACATACAGATCCATATAGATGGCGTTTATCAGAATAAGGCTACGTTCTCTCTCAGCGGCTCTACGGTAACATTCACGGAAGCCCCGCCCTTGAATGCTGCCATTGAGTTTATGATGGGTGAGTCGGTTACAACAATAACCGGCGATGCTTCTGCGATTACCTACAACCAAGGTGGTACAGGTTCTGTCAATCGTACAGTACTTACAAAGCTGCAAGAGACAGTATCGGTAAAAGACTTCGGTGCTGTCGGTGATGGCGTGACGGATGACACTGCGGCTATTCAGGCTGCGATTGATTATGCAAATAAAGTTTATTTTCCTTCTGGCACTTATAAAATTACTTCTGAAGTAACTCTTCCATCTAACATATCTTTGTCTGGCGATGGTATGGGTAAGTCTTTGCTGTATTTCTACAAAGCAGCAAATCCTGCTTCTTCTGAATTTATGTTGGCGGCACGGGCAAAAGAAAACATCAGCTTGACTGATTTGACATTGACCAGCAATGCTTACGCAGATGGACTGTTTAATGTTGGAACATATAGTGCTGGCCCGCCCAAAACGTATGTTGGGACATATAATGGAAACATCAACGGCTTCCTGATTTCAAGCTGTTCGAATGTTTACATGAAAGACTGCGAAATCAGATACTTCAACTATCATGGTGTTCGTGTGTCTGTTGAAGGTGGTAATCCTATTACTGACTATAACCACAATCTTGTTTTTGATGGCTGTCATGGACACCACTGTTTGTCTGCGCCAATCGACATTTTGGGAACCCGTGATTTCAAAGTTGTAAACGGCACATTTACAGACAACGGGAACTTCACTGCTAGTTATATTGATGGCGGCACAGGATACGGAATTGGTCTTGGTCGAACCCCATCTGGAACGCAGCTTCGCAGCTTTGGTGGTGTTTGCTCAAACAATTTCTGCGCCCGTAACGCACGTCATGGCATTGATGTTCATGCTGGCGCAAACATCGTAATCGACAATAATATCATTGAAGACAATTTGCTTCAGGGTATTTCCGTTCAAGACATTGCAGGATCGGCTGATGATACGTTTGTTGGGAACATCACTATTTCAAACAACACGATCTATCACACAAGCTGGGTCGATAGCCGTTATCCTTTGATTACATACATTGCACCATCAACTGAACGTCTGGACAGCACTCCGATCTTTGTCAGTCAAGTTGGATCGAGCCTGCTTCAAAACATTGTTGTCGAAAGCAACATTGTTCGAGGATGGCGGTTCCGTCAAATCACAGCAAACATTGCTGGAACTGATACTGTTGGTTTCATTTCTTGCTGGGGCGTGGACACTGTTCGCATTGCCAACAACACGTTTGAACAAGTTGATGTAAACTGGCTTCCGTCTTATGGATTAGATGTGACAGCCCGTGATGTGCAAGTTCTTGGCAATAGCTGGCAAACAAAGCAACGATCAACAGTCAGCAAACCATTCTGGCGTTTTAATGCAACAAACGTGGCAACTTTTGCAAACAACGTCTTCGATCTTCAGAACGTCTATACAGACCAAGGTTCCACACAGGCAGCATACCCAACATTTGAAGCCACTGGTGGTGAAATTTCGTTTGTGGGTAACACCATTATTCAGACAAGTCAGGGTGTCCGTGGCTCTCTTTGGAAAACGGCTTCGACAAACCAAGTCTGGGGTTTCAACGGTGTTCTTGATGTAAACGAAGGAAACCTTTTGAAACTTGCTGGTTCAACTTGGGTCGAATATGCAAGCCGCATCAAAGGGTCTTTGACCATTTATCTTTCTGATGCAGGGTCTGGTCGTTATGATGGCTTTTCGTCTGGCAATTCCTTTACTGCATCAAATGCCGCAAACTTCTTAAACATCATCAATGATATGCCACATTGCGAAAGTGGGTTAATCGTTGTCATTGACCAAGACCAGCTTGATTGGGGTTCTGATAGTGGTGTGCTTATTCCTGCATGGCAGGACAACATCACTTTCCGTGGCGATATAGCTGACAACACAAACAGCATGACGAAAACTGGTGGCATCACCACAACTGGCGGTGGGCCATTGATTGACTGTAATGGGAAAGACCGCAACATTAACTTTGAATACCTGTATTTGAAATGCAGTGGTGTAAACACTATTAAAAACGCCAAGGACATTTCTTACTGCGCCATTGAAGGAACAAGTTCTGCACAGGTCGGTGCATACTTTGAAGGCGGCAACCACCTTGTCCGCAACACACGGTTCAAAGGCCCAAGTGGAACAAGTGTTGC